CGCGCACCGGCACCGACTAAGCCCGTAGGTAGACCCGTTGTTAGACAACCAGAGCCGAAGCAGCCAGAGCCTAGTAGGTCGTTCTTCAATCAGTACTTGGGGTCGCTGTTGGGTACGTCAGTTGCTATCGTATTGTTCTACGTAATCGTACGAGTAATATAGTATGAGTGTGGTAGGTAGGCATGAGCACCTCTACAAGATTATAGACGGTGAGGAACATAAGCTATGTTATCTCTGTAAGCAGTTTGTAGTGGTAGCTAACTGCACTCTGGGGAGGGTGGGGCTTGATGGACGTAGAAGATATGCTAATTGTAAGCCGTGTATAAGCGAGAGAAAGAAGATATATAGGCAGTCACCAAGACATAACGAAGTAAAACGTGCTTGGGAAGCAGCCAACTATGACAAAGTACGGGCGGGGAACAAGATTGCATCTACTAAATACATTCACTCAGAAAAAGGAAAAGCCATTCGCGCTAAGTATAACGCTGCTCATGCAGAAGAAAAAAGGGAAGATAACGTACGGCGTAGTAGAGAGAAAGTAAAAAACATTTCAGAAGCCTACTCTCGGCAGATGTTATCTGATGGTAGCTCTCTAAAAGGTTCGCAGTTTCCCCAAGAAATTGTTGACGCTAGACGGGAACTAATGAAATTAAGAAGAGAACTTAAAGGAGACCAATATGCAAGACGTTGTAGAACTACGTAAGTACTTAGCAGAAGTATTTGATGAGCTTCGTTCGGGTAGCATATCAGCTAACGAAGCCTCTGAACTAGCCAACATTGCTGGCAAGATGATTAATTCAGCTAAGGTGCAGATGGAGTACCATGCGCTACGCAAGGACGAGCCAAAAATAAAGTTTTTGCACGTACAGGAAGAAGTCTAGCAGTGAGCATAGCCCCGTGGAGTTTTAGTAAGATCAAGGCGTTCCAGCAATGCCCTAAGCAGTTCTACCATGAGAAGATACTCAAGCAGTATCCGTTCAAGGAGTCTGCGGCTACGTTGTATGGAACAGCTTTTCACGAAGCAGCGGAGATATACATCCGCGACGGTGGTGAACTAGACCCACGGTTCAGCTATGCACAGGGTATGTTAGACGCACTAGACGCTAAGAAAGGCGAGAAGCTGTGCGAAATCAAGATGGGGCTGACCGAAGATTTAGAAGCATGTAGCTTCTTTGCCAGTGACGTTTGGTTTCGTGGTATCGCTGACTTAGTTATACTCAACCGTGAAGATAAGCTGGCTTGGGTAATAGACTACAAGACCGGCAAGTCGGCAAGATATGCAGACAAAGGGCAGCTAGAGCTTATGGCTTTGGCTACCTTTAAGCACTACCCCGAAGTAGAGACTGTTCGGGCTGGTCTGCTGTTTGTGGTAAGCGAGGATCTTATTAAAGATCGCTACGCCATAGAAGATGAAAAGAAGTTATGGGCTAAGTGGCTGGGTAAGTACAGCGACATGGAGTCAGCCTTTGACAATGATACGTGGAACCCTAACCCCAGCGGGTTGTGCAAGGCATGGTGTCCGGTACTAGAGTGTCCACACAATGGAAGAAACTAATGCCGTATAAGAACAAAGCAGATCGTAAGAAACAGAGTAACCCGCCAGTGGGTAGCCCAGCACATAAAGCCCGTATGGAGAGACAACGTGCTAGGCGTGCTATGGATAAAGCTGGTCGTGATGCCAACAGGGATGGGCGTGCTGACAAGCGTGAAGGTAGAGATGTCAGCCACAATAAGATGTTAAGTAAAGGTGGTAGTAACGCAGATGGCGTACGTGTAGAAAGCGCCAGTGCCAACCGCAGTCGCAACGGCAAGAAGCCTAAGCGTAAGTAGTCAAGGCCAAGGGAGTTATCCTATCTTCCTAGTAACACTTTCCCGTCAGTGTGGTCGAAGGCGGGGCTATTGTAAGGAACCTGTTTTTCTTGGAAGTTTAATCTTCGCGTCTGGCAAAACGTAGAGAAACAGGGCTGCAACACCGTTCCCGTCCGGTGATCCTGAAGGCGGGATTAATTTAGTTTGCGTGTTGGGAATACCCCCTTCACGCCTTTTTGCATGGGAGCAATAATGAAAGTAGAAAAATTAGATATAGATATTCGTGTTAGAAATGGTCTCTGGTCAGCGGGTATTTACGATGTAGAAGACCTAAGCCTTTGGACAACTAAGGATTTAGCAGCTATTCCTAACTTCGGGTGGAAATCTTTTATGATCTTGATAGACGCTTTAGCCAAGGAGAATCTTTGCTTTATAGGAAGCGCTGTTAAATGAAAGTTATAGATAACAAAGCACTACTTATGAGACTACGTGACCCTCGGAGAGTCACCGATGTTATACCAAAGAGTAAGGAGTTATCAGGTAATCGCGTAGTAGTTAACTGGGGCGTTGACGAAACTCATGTACTTAAAAACATGAACATAAAAGCGCCTTCCCCAATCGAAGGTAAGTATAGATGGACGGGTAAGTACAAACCTTTTGAACACCAAAAGACTACCGCAGGGTTCCTTACCTTAAACAAGAAGTCGTTTTGTTTTAACGAACAGGGTACAGGTAAGACAGCAAGCGCAATATGGGCCGCAGATTTCTTACTGAACCAAGGTAAAATCAACCGCGTATTGGTTATCTGCCCTCTGTCTATTATGGACTCAGCATGGCGCGAAGACCTATTTACCTTTGCCATGCACCGGACAGTTGACATAGCCTACGGCAGCGCCAAGCAACGTCAGAAGATTATCGAAGGAGACTCCGAGTTTGTCATAATAAATTATGACGGTGTAGAGATTGTGTCTGATGCTGTAGCAGCAGGTGGGTTTGATTTAATAATCGTGGACGAAGCTACACACTATAAGAACTCTCAAACTAAACGATGGAAGACCCTTAATAGAATACTTACATCAGACACATGGTTGTGGATGATGACGGGTACACCGGCTGCACAAAGCCCAATGGATGCTTACGGATTGGCTAAACTTGTTAACCCTAAGTCTGTACCACGTTTTATGGGGTCGTTTCGCGATCAGGTCATGCACAAAGTAACTAACTTTAAGTGGGTTCCCAAGCCCAGTGCCACAGAGTCAGTGTTTAACGCGCTACAACCCGCTATCCGGTTTACCAAAGAAGAGTGCCTTGATCTACCAGAGTTGGTGTACATGACCCGTGAAGTTGCATTAACCCGACAGCAAGAGAAATACTACAAAGAGCTTAAAGATAAGATGGTCATGCAAGCAGCGGGGGAAGATGTCACTGCTGCTACAGCAGCGGTCAACATGAATAAGCTACTACAAATATCAGGTGGTGCGGTATATACCGACAACAAGGACACGATAGAGTTTGATATAAGCCACCGCTATAAGGTGTTACGTGAAGTCATAGCAGAGTCTAGTAAGAAAGTCATAGTGTTCGTACCGTTCAAACACACCATAGATATACTCACGGAAAAATTACGTAAAGATAAAGTTCCTACAGAAGTAGTTAGTGGTAGCGTTTCGGCAGCTAAACGCACAGAAGTGTTTAAGGCGTTCCAAGAGACGGACAACCCACAGGTTCTTGTTATCCAGCCACAAGCCGCTGCACATGGAGTAACTCTAACTGCGGCGAATACGATTGTATGGTGGGGGCCGACCAGTTCGGTAGAGACCTACGCACAGGCTAACGCTCGTATACACAGAGCAGGGCAAGACCATAAGTGTACTATTGTCCAGTTACAAGGTTCTGCTGTAGAACGACATGTATACGCATTACTAGATAACAAATTAGACTCACACACAAAAATTATTGATTTATACAAGGAACTACTTGCATAAGGCACTATGTACCCTTATATTACATTTCTCGGCAATGAAAGGATGTAAGGACATGGCTGACGCGGTAGAAATAGACGGTATATCTTTAGCTAAAATGACTGAGGTTTACCTCAAGATTAAAGTAAAACGTGATGCACTGTCTGTTCAGTACAACGAAGCTGATGACAAGCTAGTCAACCAGCAGGACAAAATAAAAAGCGCACTACTGCGCTACTTGAAAGAGAACGACATCAAAAGTGTTAAGACGGATGCTGGTACGTTTTACCGTACGGTTAAGCAGAAGTATTGGACTAGCGATTGGGAGAACATGCACAAGTTTATTCTTGAACATGAAGT